ACGGTCACGCGGACCGCGTTTGCCAATCTGCGGGGCTGCGGGCGCGGCTTCTTGAGCGGTGCCTTTGTTGTAATCCCCGTCGATGAAGGTCCGGAACTCCGGATCGCTGTTGAAGTTCTCTCGGTACTGCTCACTCGTCATTGAATCGACTTGCGCTTTTGTGTATTTTGCCATGACTTATCGCCCCTCCTCAAGGTCGTCTTCTTCGGCTATGTAGTTCACATCTCCCAGAAGATTGGGGAGGTGCTCTGTTGCTGCCGCAATCTCGTCCATTTCTAGGCCGGGTGCGGAATCTTTCGGTGTCTTGTCGCGGGCGTCCATGTACATGCCCGTCTCGTTCGCGATGCGTTGTAACAGCATCGTAGCCACTACCCCGGCTGACCGAGATAAAGAATGCTTAGCCATCACGTCTTTGGGATCGGCGTGATTGGCGTTGTCAAGGTCTACGCGGAACTGCTCCACGATTGCCTTGATAAGAAGATCGACTACTGCCCAACCCTTGCTGTGATACGTCTGCGCAAGATCGGATCGCTGTAGCGCGGTTAACTCCAGATCGGGGTCGATCATGTTGTCTCCTCCCAGAGAACTCGATGGGGCAGACCTAACCGCGTCCCCAGCTTTATTGCTGGTTCGTCTGCGATCAGGAGGACTGGCACTCGTGGCCAATCCCTGCCCCTCCGTTGTCTGCGCGTCCGGGCCACCCCATGGCGCATCTTACTTACACAACACTCCCGGTCTCAGCGGAGCCCTCCAAGCCGCCTGCGCTTGGTTCGCCTGTGACTGCTTGAGACATGGACGTGTTGCGGAAAGACTCACGAACGATATCGCGTTGTACGCGGTTCTGGTTCGCTTGGTCTTCCAGTTGCTGTTTCTGCTGGAACTTCTGCTGGTTGAGAGATTGCTGAGCCATCAGTTTGCTGTTCGCTTGCGCGGCGGCAGACTTCTGTTGCTGAGCAGCCTTCATTTCCGGCGTCAGCTTCTTGATGATGTCGTTGCGGTTCTTCCACTCCGACGCTTCCATCCACATCGACAGGATAGGTTTGAAGTCGATGTACTCACCGTTGATTTCCGCGAGGTTCTGTTGAATCTGCGGGTTCTCAAAGATTTGTGTGATGAGCGTGAGCGATTGAGCCATGATGCGCTTGGCCGAGAGACTTGCTCCCGCCAGCACCTCGAACTCCATCTTCGCTTCGTGATACTTTGCAAAGTTCAACTTGTACGCTTTGCCCAACTCTTCGCCGCAGATGAAGTTCAGTTCCGCGTCTGAGATGTACTCGAATACGAGTTCATCCAAGATGTAGAGGAACGGTGCGAACACCTGTTCGATGAAGTTGTCAAGCGGACCGTCAAGCCGCGTTGCGCTGGCCGCGCCAAGTTGTGATGCGCCTGTGGCTGTGCGACCCATTGAACTACGTGGGCCTGCGCTGCTACCTTGCACCAACTGTGCGTCTGCGCCAGAACTCGACTCAGTGGCCTTTTCGGACTCACTAAGTGCGGACCAGACTTCTGAAGGAACTTTCGGCTGTTCGAGGATGCCGTAAGCATCTCCGACTGGCCGACCTTCTTTCACGTCAACGGTCAGGATGCGTCCGATGCCTGTTCGGATCATCTGCGTTGGCGTGTTGGCGTCCCGTCTCCGTAAATAGATTGGGTTGACGCCGAAGGACAGAATCTTCAGGATCGAGTTGATCGTGCCTTGGTCAACGCGCTGGTTCTGACCAACGATAAGACCAAGACCCATTCCGTAGAACGCCTTGGGGCGGTTCCACCAGTTGGCGGAAAGGAACGGGATTGGATATTCCATGCCAGCTTCGGCGAACGGATTCTTGCCAGAATACAGGCCGCTCTTGCGGTCGAGGACGATGATCTTGCGACCCTTGTCCCAATACTCCAACAACTCCATCTTCTTCCGGAGCAAGTCCGGTGTGGAGTTCTGTGAATCGTCCAGCGAGTGGTGAACAATCTCTGTTACGTGAGTCGATGAATCTGACATCAACTCGACTGCGCCCTGTTCTACAGGAGGCATCCAGAGTGCTTTAAGGTCTTCGTCGGTGCCCCTGCCGGGCCACGTCCAACCTTCGCGCTCTTTCGCGCCCTCGGGCAGACCTTCAATGGCTTTCTTGATCGCAAGGACTTCGTAGAAGTCGAGGTTGCGAATGTCGATTGCCCACCGCGCTTCACGCGCGTCACCCACTCGGGTGTTGGGGTCTATGAATACTTTGTCAAGCGGTCGCCACTCAAAGAATGGCCGAGGAACAACGCGCCATTCGCGCTCGATCTTCGGAGCATCGAACGTCGGCACTGCCGGGTTGTCGCCATCGTTGTAGGTCGTCGGCTTACGCGTCTTGACCTGAATCTTTTCGTACCGGATGCCCCACTTCCAGACGCCCGTTCCAAGGTGGGCCATCTGTTCGAGTCCCCACTTGGTGTTGCGTTTGAAGTTGCAAGCATTCAGCAAGTAGGAGAAGACCGCCGTCTTGGCGTCAACTTCGGCTTGCTCGGTCCCCGGATAGGGCCGCATTAACATCGGTGGATCGTCGTAGAACAGTCCCTTGTAAAGCTGCGGGACGATTGCGTTCACAACTTTGGCCACCGTGAACCGTTGAACGTTCGGTTCCAGAATGTACGTGTTCTCGTACACTGACATCGGACGCGGCGATTGATACAACAGATCGCTATCGCGCCACAGCAGGTTCCACTGCTTGTTCGAAATGAACTGCTCGGCTGCTACTGCGCAACCGTTGACCAATGCTACTTCGGCGCTGACGGTCTTTAGTTCGCCGTCTGCCTTGTAGTCTTGGACGTTCAGGGGGCGATTCGGATTTCCGTCAATAGGTAACTGTGCCATACCGCCCTCTCTGCTTTATCTTCGGCTGTAGAACGTCTCGTCCTTCTGGACGTTGTCTGGTTGAATGAATCGGCGTCTCGCTACGGGCTGAACCACAACCTGCTCATCTTCGAGCGGTGCGGCTTCGGGCACGAACGGTACATGACGGTCTCGAACAGAGCTAACGTCATTCGCCATCGCTATGCCGTGCATTCCTCGTGAGTTTGCGGGCGGATTTGCCGGTATGTACTCGCTCATTAGAACACCGTCTTCAGGGAGCGCTCACCACCGCCTAACAAGTCATCCAGAGGATCACTGTTGTCGGTTTGTTGAACGTGCTGCGCTGCCTGCTCCAACTGGAACTGCGTTGCCGGGTTATCGTCTGCCGCGAGGTTGTTGCCCTCAGCGTACTTGCCCAGACCGTAAATCATCTGGTGATGCTCATACGCTTGGTTGTCTGCCGCGTAGGCGATTTCAATGTTGTTCATGTTCCGTGTCATCGTCTCGGCGTACGGCGCGAAGACTTCAACCAACAGCGAAATCGCTGAGATGATGTCATCGTGCTTGTCGTCTGCCGTTCCGGTGAACTGTGACATCTCTGTGTAAATCTCTTCGAGACCTTCACAAGAGTTGACGAAGAACATGCGCTGGTCGCCAAGTAGTCTGAGGACTGGCTTGGCCTTCATGGTTTTGGACCGGGCCTTGTTGCCTTGGCCGAGACCTGCGCTACGGAGCGGAATACTGATCTTCAGCTTTTCCATCTCGCGCCGGATTTCGCGTTTGACGAAGCCAGTACCCATCACCTCTTCGATGACGATCTGCTTCGGCTTCCACTTATATCCGACGTTCGCGATGACTGCTGGAAGTTCGTATTCGTTGAATCTTCCGCGCACCATGTTGATGATGTAGAACCGTCCCCCATGGACAATCGCCGTCATGATAACGGTGTAGTCGGCCCAACTCTGTGTCGAGTATGCCGTGTCCACGGTCGTAACGATCATTCCTTGATGCGGGCACAGACCGTGATTGATCGTGCGCCGAATCAGGAGTTCTCGCGGGAACTTGATCTTGTTGATTTGTCGCGGATCGTTGAGGTACTTGATGGCGAATACATCGGGCTCCGTCATCGCCGACTCTTTCATCAAGTCGAACGTTAGAACGTCGCCGAACCACAGATGTACGTCGAGGTTGGTCCACTCGGACTCAACCTTGCCTTGCCTCATGCACTCCTCGGTCGGCCACCAGACTGCGCGCCGATAAATCTTCATCGACGGGTTGCGTTGCGATGCCAAGAA